TTAGGCTGCTCTCACCAGCGCATTATACAGCATTTCAATGAACTGTACCGCGCTTGGGCATCCGGTCAGCGGATAGACTGCCAGCTGCTGCACATACTCCGGGTTTGTGAGCCATGCACCTTTAGCTGCCCGGCGGACAGCACTTTGAATCGCTTTTGGCTCACATTTTCTGCGGTCGGCGATAGGGGTATAGATATCTTTCTCCACGGCCTGCAGGCGGTCTTCCTGCTCACAGACCAGCTCAAGACACTGGCACAGGATACTGTAGGCGCTCAGATTGCGTGTGATGCCCATCGGGCGCAGCAAATCATTGACCTGAGTGGACAATTCGGAAACGATCATAGTTGACACATCCTTTCTATGCGTCAACTCTAACCGAAAAATACTTAAAATTTACCAATTACGTCGATATACGTCGTAAAGCGTCGAAACACGCCAAACAAAAACAGCCCCGAGGAACCGTCAGGCTCCCCGGGGCTGTTGCTATGTATGGCTATTTTGGGCAGGGCGGCTTACTTCCCCTGCGCCTTCAGCTTGTCGTAGGTCTGGTCTGCCTGAAGGGCTGCGGGGGTGAAGCTGTTATTCTTCCACCACGCGACCAGCGCGGCAACGGTGGTGATGCCGGCGGTGACCAGCTGCTCCACGGTCTGGCTCTCGATGGGCAGCACGGGCTTGCCCAGTGCAGACAGCACCTGATTGGTCAGGGCCAGCAGCAGGCAGGCGGTGCGGGCAATGGTACCTGCGGAGATGGTGGGTGCGTTGTAGGTGTGTGCGTTCATAGTCAGTTCCTTTCTCCCGGCAGCGCCGGGCTTGCATTTAATCGCGGATTGGCAGCGCCTTGGCCCGGTTATAAAGCTCGGTGCCGGTGCCATTGCCGCCCAGCGCGTGGTAACTTTGGTATAAGTATTCGAGGTTCTTTAGGCCGCTGGCATCGATCCAGCCCTGTTGGGTGTAGTAGATGCACGCCTGATACAGCCGGTCATGCATGATGGCCAGCAGGCCGTCCTTGATGGTCTTGTACTCGGTCACTTTTTTGACCAGATACCCCCATCCGAAGGTCAGCAGCCAGATGGATCCCTCCATCCAGTGCGCGGAGATGTACGAGAAAATCTGCTGCATTGGTATCAATCCTCCGAATCTTCAATGTTATCTTCCCACGCCTGCTGGATGCGCTGGCCGTTGGCACAGACCACATCCATGGTGGCGTCGGCCTGAATGTTCGTTGCGATCAGCGCCTTGTCCATCGTGTCCATACCGAAATAGCCGGTGAACACCTCGCCGGTCGGCAAAGGCGCAGCTACTGCAACTTTGCTGATTTTGTGCTCTTCGAGCGTGGCCAGAACGTCGGAGAGCCACGATGCATAGGGAGCATCAGAAATCAAACAGCTCGCCATTGGTCACACCTCCACCACGGGAATACCGTAATCTTCGGCGCACTGGTGCTCAATGCGGCAGCCGCGCGCATTCTGCCAGCCCGGAGCAAAGATTGCCACATCGGCCTTTGCAAGGAACTCGATGCTCCGGGCCAGATAGTCCAGCGGCTTTGCTGCCGGGCCGAAATCATCAAAGAAGGTTTCCAGCGGAGCCACATCTTCACCCAACAGGGCCTTTGCCTTGCTGACCGCGGCGGTGCGTTCCTGAAGTACCTGTTCATCGGACAAGCCAACCATGGGCTGGCTGATAAAAATAGTCTTGCTCATGTTATTCACCTCACAGCGTCCACCGGCTCTTGTTCGGGCGGGTGTCTACGTGCACCCAGCCCTTGGCCCGGCCTGCCTTGACCGGGTAGCGGCCCACGCCGCCCCAGCCGGGCATCAGGCTCTCTACGTAGGCGGCCACAGCCAGCGGGTCGGTGTCCTGCACCTGAATGTCAGCGGCCCGGCCCAGCAGATGCTGGCTGGATCTGGAGCCGCCCACCTTGGTGTTGTGGCTGGCGGTGCGGTAGCCGCTGGTGATGGTCACGGGCTTGCCGAAGTGCTCCCGGATGCACTGCAGCAGCACCACAAGGCCCTCGTCAATGAGGATGGTGTCGGTGCCGTCGCGGCAGCGGAACTCCCGCACACGGAACGCGGGGGAGAGCTGCTTTGCGCTGTCTGCTTTCAGGCTGTACTGTTTGATCGCCATATGGATCACGTCCTTTCACGGCCCGGTCAGGCGCTAGTCTTTTCGGTCAGCATCTCGGTCAGCTCGGCGTACTGTTCATCGGTCAGCTTGGCGGCGGCGTAGAAGATATCCAGCTTCTTTTCCATACCGGCGGTCTGGCCGCGCTCGATCATACGTTTGCAGGTTCTATAAAGTGCCATAGTAGTCATTCCTTTCTGTTCATGCGGTTTCAGTTGTTTCATCATCGGTCACGCCCAGCTCCAAAAGAGTTAGGCGGTAGTCCTGGTCAAGGTTCAAAGCGTCTGCGTCGGCAAGAGCGGCATTCAGCGCCGCCACCGTCTCCGGCAGCTTGTCCTTTGCTTCCTGCTTTTTGCGTTCTTCTTCCTGCGCGGCCAGCTCTTCTTCCGTGTAACGGATGTATCTCTGCACCGGCACCTGTTCGGTCCATGCGGCCTGCGCAGGCACGCCCGGCACGTCGATGACCTTCTGCACATCCTTGCCGCCGTTCGGATACTCGGTCACGGTCTCCCAGTGCCACTGCTCCTCCACGCCCTCTACGGCGGGGTGGGTGATCTCTTCGGTGCTGGTGGTCAGGTAGCCCAGCGTCAGGTCCGGGTTTTCCACGACCGCGCCGGTCTCGTCAAGGATCTTCATTGTGTCACCTCCATGGGGGTCACATATTTGCCGATTCGCGAGTAAGATACTTTTCCGTCAGGACTTTCAGCCGACAGCATCCACTGTCCGCCGGTCTTGCCGGAGTCACTGCGGTTTACTTTTACGCATCCATTTTCGTCCAGCTGCATCGGGGGCACAAAGCTACCGTCGCTGCGCCGCAGGTGGAGTCTGATTTTGCAGGTTTTCCACTCTTCCGGGATGGCAAAGTGCAGACTGGTCGGGTGACCCTCACTGCCAAACTGCAATGTTGCCACAGTGTCAAATGTCACAGGGATCATCGCTCAAAACCTCCTTTCTCAGGCCACGCGCTGCCAGATGTGCACATAGTAGGCGGCAGGCTGCACGGTGGCGCTGCGGCCGTAGATGGCATTAGACTTGGACGCATCCAGACTGAACTTATATACATCAGAAAAGTTATTGTATTCGCCCGTAGTTGCGATCGCGCTGCCGGCAGTGAATGCGCCGGATACCTTATGTTCACCCTTTTTTACATCCGCGACAAAAGAGCCTGTGATGTTCGGCAGTCCGGCCTCCACGGTGGTGCCCGCTGCGTGGCCGCTGCCAGCACCCATCAGTACCCGGTTCTGCGCAATCTCCTGCCATGTACCGCCGAACAGTGCGGCAGGGCTTGTACGTGCGGTGCTCTGGTAGATGCTGCCCACGGGAAAAGGATCCACGCTTTTCAAGCTTTTCAACAGCGCATCCACCTCGGCACGGGTGTAAAAGCTGCCACCCCTCATGGATTCGATCACGGCCTTCCACTGCTGCACCAGCGTGCCGGTGGGGATGCCATGCACACCATCCCGCATCACGCCGCAGACGGTCTCATCTGCGCGCGTGTCGTAGATGTCGGCGGCGGTAACGGCGGTGGAGCCTGCAGGGCGCTTGATCTCGGCAAGGCAGAGGTCGTAGATCAGCTCGGTGCGGGTGATGGCCGGGGCAGCAGGCCCGGCAGAATTCGGGACACCTTCCAGCACCTGCAGGCTGGTCTTTTTGGCGGCGGCATCGTAGCGCAGCACGATGCGGTCAATGCGGCTGCGTACAGGGTCCGCTTCGGTGAGCACCACGGTGGTGGGCTGCTCCATGATGATGCTGCGGCCCTTGAACCGCGCCGGGCGCACCCATGCCTGACCGGCGCTCACCTGCACGCTCAGGCCGCCCTGTGCCGTGACGGAGAAATCCTCCTCGGCGCTGTACACGCCGCTCAGGCGGGTGGCGAGGTAGCCCGAAGCGTCGTCGGCATCGTAGGTAATGCCGTTTTCGGGGTAAGTAATGATATCAGCCATAAAGTCCTCCTAAGTCTTGTGCCAGCTGGGCGTACCCAGCCGGATGGTGCGGGTAGTGCCGCTGTCCTCGCTCTGGGTGATGATGTCGGCCACGCGCACCATGGCAGTGTAGCCCAGCTGGGGCAGGCTGGCGCTCAACACGTCGCCCACCTGCAGGGTATCATCGTCCACGTCAAACTCGATGCTGCCGGTGCGCAGCTGGCCCAGCAGTTTTTCGCCGCCCCGGTCGGCCAGCTTTTCCAGATAGCTCTGGCTGGTGCTGGTCTCGCCGTCCTCCGGCTGCACGTCCCGGGCATCGATGTACAGCTCTCGCCGATCAGCGCCGGTGGCGTTTACATCGCCCACCCAGACGGTGGCGCGCTCGTCACCTTCGCCAGCGCCCTGCACAAGGGCCACGTTGGCGTAATCGGTATCGGAAAAGCTCCACCCGGAATTCAGCAGATTGCCCCACTGGGGGCTGTAGCGGCGGTTTGGGTCGAAGGTGGGCCGGAAGCACTCGAAGAGCAGCTTTTTCTTGCTGCCCTTGCCGTCCAGCACGATGCGGAACCCCAGATCACAGGCCTGCCCGATGGTCTGGCAGTAGTCGAAAATGCTGCCGCCGGAGGTCTGCTTTTCAAAGGTGGTGTCAAAGCCGTACTCGGTGCCCAGCTCCAAACGGGGCCACGGCTTTGCGGCGCTCACAAGGCTGCGCATGGCGGCTTCGGCGTTCTGGTTCTTCACCGTCACAGCAGAGACGCGCTTTGTCAGCAGCCATGTTGCCGGGTAGCCGGACACCACAAGGTTCGCGTCCTCGTTCTGGTTGGCGCGGGCGCAGATGCGCATGGGGATGCGGGGGTTCTCGTCGCTGCGCACCAGCCAGCGGCCCTCCTGCAAAAGCTGCAGGTTCTCGGTGGTGGGGCGCACCTCAAGGGTAAAGCTGCCCTCGGAGTAATAGGGACTGTCCCAATAGAGGGACACCCACACGTCCACCCAGCCCACGCGGGCAAGGGTGTCTGCGTCCAAAACGTCTATTCTCATAGCGGTTCGGGCAGGATGCCCGCCTCCATCGGGTAAAAGCTCACGGATGCCTGCAGGTAGCCGGAGCCGTTCTCGGCCTGCATGGAGAGCATGTTATCGCCGGGCTGCAGCTCGGTGAGGGTGCTGTCCTCGTCCAGCTTTGCAAAGATGTTCTCGGTCACGCCTGCCCGGGTCAGGGTGCAGGCCAGCCGGTCAGAGGTGCTGCGGTAGATTTCCAGCGTCTCGTCCGGCTGCAGGGTCAGGTCAAAGCCGATGAAGGCCCCGGTCTGCAGATCCACCACCTTGGGATGCGTCACCGGCATGTCGCACCGCAGGGTGGCCGTGAAGGGCACCGGCAGGCTGCCCTCGTTGCGCAGCACTGCCGCCGTGCCGTCCCGTTTGATGCCGTAGATGTGGCTGTCGTAGCAGACAGGAAAGCGGAACGCCTTTTCGTACCCGCCCAGCACGCTGCTGACGGCATTGAGGTCGTACCAGAAGGGCTTTTCGCTGTAGAGCATGAGCGAACAGCGCGGCTGCGGCGTGTAGCTGGAAAAGTAGGGCGTTTTCTGCAGCACGAACCGGGTGAAATAGTGGTCGCCAAAGTACAGGGTGCCCTTGGTGAAGTAGGGCAGCTTTTTGCTGAACGCCCGGGCATTGTCCAGCGCATACGCGCCCCAGAACACCACATCGAGGGTGCGGGACACGCCGGAGACGCTCTGACCCTCCACGGTGTCGCCAATCTGATTGACACCCTGCGCGGTCTGCAGGTCCACATCCACCCCGTTCAGCGGGTCGAGAACGTAAGGGGCATCGTAGTCCCAGCCCAGATGCAGGACGGCACCGGCATCAGTCACGATTTTGAGATGGTCCTTAAATAGCACAGTGTCCTCCTTTCATCGTTTGCGGGCCTTGGCCTTGTCGGCTTCCCAGCGGGTCTCGCGGGCAAGGTCGGCGGCGGTCTGAGCCTTGCTCTGGATGTACTGATTGATGGTGGTATCGCCCTCGCGGTGGTAGCTGCGGGCGGCGGACACCACCTGTGCTGTGCCGGATGCAGCCACGGTGCTGCCCAGACGCATGTTGTCGGAAAGCACCAGCGCCCCCGCCTGCCGGATCATATCGGCAAGGGCAGAGTTTGTCTTTTCCAGCGCCTTGGTGTTGGCGTTGATGGCATCTTCCAGACTACCGGTGCCGGTGGTGATATCCACGCTGCCCATGCCGCCGGAGCCGGACGAACCGCCGCCAGCGGAACCGCCGCCGTGGCTTACGTTCTTTTTGGAGCCGCCCATGCTGCCCACGATGGCCGCAATGGCAACGCCCAGCGCGACCGCTGCCGCTGCCACGATCAGGCCCATCGGGATGCCGAAAACAGTCGCGCTCAGCGCGGCAGAAATGGCGGTCAGCATTCCCTCAAACGCTGCGCCGATAGTGCCTACCATGGTGGCCACGCCCGCAAAAATGGTGGGGAAGCTGGACAGCAGACCGCCGCTCAGGCCCTGACTGATGGCGAGAGCCGCCGTGCTCAGCGGCCCCTGCAGGCCCTGAAAGACCGACACGAGGGTGGAACCAAGGCCCTGTGCCTGCTGCCAGACCTCAGAGAAGCCGCCGGTCAGGCCGTTCACGATCTGCCCGCCAAGATCAATGGCACCCTGTACCAGCTGATCGCGGGCACCGCCCAGCGCTTTGTTGAGCTTAGTCACGATGCCAAGGGCAAAATCATTGACCTGCTTTTTCTGGTCGGCAGTCAGACCGCCGTAGATGGTGCTCGCCACCCACTTGCCGATGCCCAACCAGTCCTGATTCTTGACGGCGGTGTACAGATCATCGAAGGTGCCAAGCATGCCGCTGTCTGCTTCGGTCTGCAGCTCCTTCCACAGGCCGTCGAAGGTGTTCTCGCTGGACTTTTTGATCTGCTCGGCCACCTGCACGGTGCCGTCGGCCGCGACGGTCTTGATCTTCTCCACCGTCACAAGGGCACCGTCCACCACGTCGTCGTAGACCTCGGTGATGACCTGCTTCTGGGTCTCGGTGCCGTCGGTCAGGGTCTCGGTGACGGTCTGGGTGGTGGTCTTGACCCCGTCTGCCAGCGTCTCGAAGGTGGAAGTGACCGTCTTGGCGGTCTCGCGGACGGTCTCCATGGTCTGCTTGACGGTCTGGGTGCCGTCCGCAGCCACCTCTGTGATGGTCTTAACGTCCTTCAGCACACCATCCACCATCTGCCGGGAAGTCTCGGTGATGACCTGCTTTTGCTGTGTCTTGCCGTTGGAGAGCGTTTCGGTGATGTTTTCGGTGGTGCGGGTGATCTTGCCGTCGATTTCGGTCGTGGTGTCCGAGATAGACTTGACGACTTCTGCGGCGGCCTGCTTCGTGGCCTTGCTGGCCTTCTTGGCTCCGCTGGTGATGGCCGGGTAGGGGTTCGCGGCTGTCTGGCTCCCGGCACGGCTGCTGCCGTTGCCGGAGCTGCTTGTGCCCTTCGGGACCCATCCGTTGTCATCGTCCCATTCGAGGTCTTTGTGGGAGCTGTCCCACTGTTTCGCGTTCTTGCGCTTGTTATAGTTGTCCATGTAGCCGTTGTAGGCGGCATTGTAGGCGTCCTGTGCCGCACCGACACCGTTTTTCAGGTTTGCCAGTGCAGCCGCCGCGCCCCTGATTTTGGCGACCAGCTCATTGATCCAGTCCACCACCGTGCCGATGGCGTTCTGTGCGATCTTTTTCACAGACGCAAATGCGGAGTTGACGGCATTGCGGAAGGTCTCGCTGGTCTTATAGGCCGTCACGAGACCCGCCGCCAGAGCCGCCAGCAAGGACACCACCAGACCGATGGGGTTCGCCTTGAGAACCGCGTTCAAACCTGCCTGCGCGACTGCAAGGCCGGTCGCCCCGGCTTCGGCGGCTTTGTTGGCAGCGGTCATGGCCGTGGTCGCGGCTGTGTGGATCACTTCGATTGCAGTAGCGGCGGCTACATAGCCCTTGTATGTCAGGAATGCCGTTCCGGCAGCGGCCACAACAGCAGTCGCAATGCCGATGGTCTCCTTGAGCTGGGCCATCTTCTCGTCGCTGTCGAGGAAGGAGACCACCACCTCGTTCAGCTTGACAACCAAATCACCCAGAGCCGCAAACAGGCCGCTGGTCAGCTCACCGGTCAGGGCGCTGACATTATCTTTCAGGGTGGACATGCGCCCGCTGAAGGTCTGGCTGGCTTCCAGCATACCGTTGTAGAACTGCCCGCCCTGACTGGTGGCGGCTTCCACAGCTGCTTCCAGCTCGCTGAAGCTGACCTTGCCATCCGAGATGCGCTTGTACAGGTCGGACATGCTTTCGCCGGTAGCATCACAGATCTGGTTCAGCGGGTTAAAACCCGCGTCGATCATCATGTTGACGTTTTCCAGCGTGACCTTCTGTGCCGAGGACATCTTGCCGTAGGCGCGGGTCAGGGTCTGCAGCTTCTCGGCGTTGCCCAGCGAGATATCACCCAGCCGCTGCAGCACGCCGGTAGTGTCGTCTGCCGCAATGCCGAACTGCAAAAGGGTCTGGGTGCCGCTGGTCAGGTCATCCAGCGAGAAAGGCGTGGATGCCGCCATTTTGCGAATTTCGGAAAGCTTCGTTGCGGCGGCTTCCTCGCTGCCCAGCATGACCTTGAAGTTGGTCAGGTAGCTTTCCATGGTGGCGTTGTAATCCACACCGCTCTTGACCACCTCGGCCAGCTTGGACGAAGCCTGTTTTGCAAAGTCCGCGATCATCTGACCGGCGGCTACCGTCCACTTGCTGGTGCTTTTTTCCGCCGGGTCGCTGTTCAGCCTTACTTCGCCGGTGATGCTGAAATCTGCCACTGTGTCCACCTCTCTCCATTCCAAAAGAGCGCGGGCACAAGGGCACAGGCTGTTATAACTTGATCTCTACCTCCCGCTTACAGGCGGGATTTTTGCATTTGACCCACACACCGGCAGCTGTGGCGTGCGGCTCTGCCCACACCGGCAGCGCCCGGCCGCAGTATGGGCAGGGCACCGGGGCGCGGCTAGTGCCGGAACCGCGCAAGGAACGCAGCGTCATGCTCTTCGACGGACACGACACGGGCTGCACCCCCTCTCAGCTCAGCAGGCAGGGCAAAGCGCTCCTGCAGGTCGGCATAGTGGGCACGCATACTGCCATCGTACTCGGACAGGTCCATGGTGCGCCAGCTCATGATCTTTGCCATGAGGGTATCTTCCGGCAGGGCCGCGAACAGCGCACGAAACCGGAACCAGTGCACCTTTTCGCGGGTCAGGTCGATGCCGTAGGCCTGCTGGAACGCCGCCACGATGTAACCGGCATCACACTGGTAGTCGAAGGCAAGACCGGAAGAGGGCGCGGTACTGCTTTCAGCCGCGGCGCTTTCGGCTGCTTTTTCGCCCGCCTTATAAAACTCGATCATGTACCCGTAGGCGTCGATGATCTTCTGAGGGTCGTTCAGAAAACAGTGTGGGTCTTTGTAAAAACGCCAGAGGGCGCTGACCGCAAAACCGATGGGATCATCTCCTGTCTGGCCGCGCACATAGGTGTTGACCAGCCAGACCATGGGCCGAAAATCCGGGATGATCTCGTGTCCGTGCCACCGAGTGGGCAGCGCGTCCAGCAGCAGGTCAGACATGGCGCTCGGATGCCAGCTGCAGAGCGTACTCTGCCAGCTGCTGCATGGCATCGGGGTCGTCCCGCAGGGCATTCACAGCCTGCCGGGCATCGATCAGCTGGTCGGTCTTGCGGCGGGTCCCGATTTCCGTGTCCGGCCAGAAAGTGTTGGTCTGGGTGATAGGCTGCTGCGCCGGGCGGCTTGCCACCTGCGGGTGGAAACCCTCGCTGCGGGACACGGGTTTCTGCTTGCGCTGCTGCTTTGCCGCTGCGCGCCGCTGCTCCCGGTTCATGGGCTGGGAAGGCTTTGCGGCATAGCGCTGCTTCTCAGCGGAAAAGGCATTGCCCAGTTCCTCGATCACGTCATAGATGGGTGCCATGTAGTTTTCGTTAAGCCCCAGACGGTCGGACGAGCCTGCACCGAGGATCTCGTCGATGCAGTCCATGGCAATGCGTGCCTGTGCACGTGCATGGTCGCCCAGACGGATACTGCCGCGCCGGAACTGCTCCGACTCCTCGGCGCTCCTGCGCTGCATCCGCTCGTTGGCGTCCTCAAAGCGGTCAAGGTCGTTGGCGTTCATCAGGGAAAACTCAAATTCCTGTCCACAAATAACCATGTTCTGGCTCCTTTCTTGGGCCGTGCCCCGGTTCTGCCCCGGAGGAATAAGCTTTGTTCACGGCATAAAAGATCCCCGTTCCGGTGTGGAGCGGGGAAAGATGCTGTTCCGGACGGGGTCAGCCGCCGGAAACGGTAGTGTAGTCGAGCTTGTCGGGGTGAGACCCCTCCATCTCGCTATGCGAGACCGCTCTGTCACTTAAAAGCCCCACTGGGGCTTTCATTGCGTCGTTTCACTCCGCAAACGTGAACTCGTCCGGCGTGCCGATGGCCTTCACGTCGCAGGCAAAGGTGGCCTTGGAACCGGCTGCACCGCCCACGTCGCTGGTGACGATGATGGCAGCGCTGCCTTTCTCGCCCTTGCCGGTGCGCAGGCTGAAGTAGATGTATGGCACAATGATATCGCTGCCGGTACCGTACACAATCTTGTGGCTCAGCACAAAATCCTGAAAAGCATCGCCCACGCAGCGGTCACCGTTGACGGCAAGGGTGCGCTGGGTGCCGGTCTTTTCGGTGACGTTGCCGGTGCGGATGTACTGGGCATCCTCGGTGGTGGCGTTCAGAGAGCCGGAATGCTCCTTCACATGGTCGGCGCAGACGATCCACTGGCTTTCCTTGGTCTGGGTGCTCTCGATCTGGAACGCCAGCACAAAATCGTTCGCCGTCTCAATGCCGGTATACGACGCGCTGGGCGTGATGCCGGACTTGGTAATGGCTTCGGATACAGTCATATCAAAACTCCTTTCATTTTGGCATGTAGTAGGTCAGGCGCATCTGCAGCTGCATCTTACAGCTGCCCGCGCTGTTTGTGACGATGTAGCCGCTGTTCGTCACGGCAATGCCGGTGGGGGTTTTATTCCCGCCGCAGGCCGAGAGGTCGGGCAGGTTGTGCCGGGCATCCTGCCGCATGACCCACTCGGTGAGCTGCTCGAAAAAGCCGCTGTTCTGAATGTTAACGGAATCCATCTCGCTGTACTCACCGCGAGACAGAAAGAGGTAATTCTTCGCCATTTCCCAGCCGGAGATGTACTCGGTGATGATGGGATCACCGGGGCTGTCCTCGATGGAAAAGGCGGTGGATTCTTCTTCCAGTCCGGCAATGCGGAAAGCCGCGCCGGTGGCTTCCTGCTCGTCGGCGATCAGCGGGCAGGTCTTGAGCCATGCCCGCAGGGCGGCAATGGTGGGCTTTACGGTTTCGCTCATTTGTTCCCTCCCAGAAACTGCTTTGCGGCATCATGGGCGAACTTTTCAAGCTCGTCCTTGTGGTCGGCAATGGCGTTTTGTCCCCAGTAGGAACCGCGGTGACGTTCCGTTTCGCCCTTCGCGCCGTGCAGGTCGGTGCCCCGTTCATGCAGATAATACTGCCTGCGGGCATAGGGCGTATTGTACACCAGCAGACCTTCCTTAAAGTTGGATGCCTGATTCACGCTGTTCTTCAGCGCGCCGGTTTCCAGCGGCACATATTTGTCCACAACATCGACCACTTTCTGTGAAAAGGCAAACTGCAGCCTTGCGAACCGTGCGTCCATGTCGGCCTGAAAGCCGGGACGGAATGTGATCTTGAAATCAAAAACCGGTGCGCTCATACGATCAGCTCCCTTCCACGTGCCAGTGGGGCAGCAGCGGCTCCCGGTTATCGGAGACAGCCGCTGCCGTGCAGCATAGGTGCGTTTTTTCGAGTTTGGCATACTCGGCTTCGGTCAAGGCAGGCACCGCGCCCTGCACCAGCTTCCAGCCGCGTTTCAGGGTCCAGTGCTTGGTCTTTTCCGCTGCAGACAGCGCCGCCCACTGGGCATAGGGCAGGTAGCCCATGGTGCACACGCTGGCCGGGATGCGGATGTGGGTGGTGCGCTCCGGGTTCTTGGCGGTGCCGGAGCCGGAGGTGGAGCGGCATTCCCGCCAGCTGCAAAACGGGAACACCCAGCACACCGGCCTGTCCGTCTCGGTGGCGGTGTCGTGTATGAGGTTCACCACAGTAACAGCTGTCTGCATCACAGAATCCCCCTGTACAGCAGGCCGTGCGGGTCACTGCCCAGCGCGGTGCGGATGATCTCATAGGCTTCCTGCCGGGTGGCTGCGGTCACACTGGCATTGCTGCCAAAGGTGACGCTGTAGCCGTCGTTTGAGCCGCTGGCAGCACCAGGCACAGCGCCCGCCGCAGATGCAGCGGCCAGCAGGCCGACGATCTGCCCGCAGGCATCCGCCAGCGCTTCCCGGCAGGCCTCGCACCCGGCGGCGTGGCTCTCCGCCCGGCCAAAGGTGGCGGCATCGATCATGCGGGAAGCCCGGCTGCACAGCACCCCGAAGGCGGCTTCCGGCACTGTACCGCCCGCCGCCGCATACTGGTCATAGGTGCAGTAGAGCATGGGGCCTCCTTATGCTGCGACGGCAGCGGCGGTCAGGAATGCAAACGGGACTTTTGAGCGGTCGGCGTTCATGCGGGTGGCAGGGTTCGGCAGTGCCCAGCCCATGCGCATGACCACACGCAGGGCCACCATATCCTGCTGGGCGAGGTTGTAAACGATCTCCTTGGTGGAAGGATCCTGAATAACGCCCTGATCCAGCAGCTTCACGGTGACATCCTGACGGATGGAGTACACCAGCTTCTTGAAGTTGCCTGCGATCAGCTGTGCCTTAGAAGCATCAAAGCCGCCGTTATCCGGGAAGTACATCGGTGCGCCGTCCAGCGCGTAGGTGGTGGCACCCTGCATATCGGAACGGAACAGGGGACGGCCCGTGGTATCCACAAGGCCGCGCAGCTCTGCCTTGGCGGTCAGGTCGCCCACTACGGCATCCACGCCGAAGCCGCCAGCCTCCACCTTGGAGAACAGACCGTCCTTGCCCAGCAGCTTTGCGTAGTCGATGGGGCCGGTGACTTTGTTCTTGGCCGCAAGGGTAAGAACATCGGTCGTCCACTCGGTGGGGCGCTCGCCGCCGAACAGGATGGCGTTGTCGATCTTTGCGCCCATAGCTTCCCGGACGCGGGGCTGTACCTCGCCCATGATGTCAAAGCTGGAATCTGCCAGCACAGCTTCAGGCACAGGCACAATGACGGCCAGCTCTGCAGCGGTCATATACACGTTGTCCCATTCCTGCTTGCTGGTCTTTTTCATGCCGGTGTCACCGTTGACCCAGTAAGCCAGCGGCAGCATGGACAGCACGGGGATCTTGGTCTGGTTAGAGGTCATATTGGCAAGGCGGGTGCCAAGCTGCATGACGGTGGAGCTTTTGGGCACGTCCTGCTGGATGGTGTTCACCAGCTGCTCCCGGATCAGGGCCTCAGCCTTATTGCGGGCGATTGCATCAATAGCCATAAGAATCAACCTTTCTGGCCGAACGCTGCGCGGAACGCAGCGTTTGCGGCCTCATGTGCGTTTGCAGGCTGGCCGGGTGCGCCGGTCGCCGATGCGGAAAAACGTGCCATGCCGCCGTCCGGCAGAATGGCGCTGGGATCACTCTCTTTGAAAGCCTTGACATAATCATCAAAGCCCAGAATCTCGCCGTCCTTCATGGCAAAATTCTGGGCCTTTGCATCTGTCAGAAATGCCTTGCGGGCGCTCTCGCTGGAAAACTTCAGGCCGGATGCCTTGCGTTCCAGAGCGTAGCCCTTTTCAAGGGCAGCTACCTGCGCGGCAGCATCGGTCTTGGCCTGTTCGGCCTTGGCCTTCCACTCCGGGTCGTAGCCCTCGAGTTTGCTGTTTGCAGTGGACAGCTGTTCGGTCAGGGTGGTTTTCTCGGCCTTGAGGGTGGTGATCTCGTTCACCTTGGCCGTGATATCCGCGCCGTGCAGGTTCATGATGCTGTCCAGCTGGTCCGAGGTGATACCCGGAATGATCTTGCTCACATCTTCGCGTTTCACTTGCGATGTGCTCCTTTCTTTTGTCTGTGGGGTGGATGGGTCCCTTCTGTTTAGTATCGCGGTTCTCATTCCGCACGGGACAAGACGGGGTACGCGCCGCCTTCCGCTGTGGTGCCGCTTGCGGGAGTTGAACCCGCCACCCCCGGATTAAAAGTCCGGTGCTCTGCCAACATGAGCTAAAACGGCATAGATGTAAATGAAGATAAAAAGAAGAAGCCCACACCGTGAGCTTCTTCTAATCATTATTTTATGGGCTTCCTAAGAGCATCTTCTATATTCCACCCGCTCTCAATTCTTGCTCTTAGGGTGGAAGGATTTATGCTGTATTCATGAGCCCAGTCTTGCAGAACCTTTTCGTTTCCATTATAGGTGATAATTCTTGAAGTCCTCTTGTTTCTTGCTTGTTCTTTTGTAGTTGCCCATCTACAATTTGATGGAGAATAATCTCCATCCACATCGATTCTGTCAATCGTCAGATTTTCTTTGTAGCCAGATTGAATGGCCCACTTGTAAAAATTTTCAAAAATCAGCCATTCATCACAAACTTTAATTCCTCTGTCACCATAGTCTTTATATGAGCGAACTTTTGGATTCCTGCATCGGGAGAGCATATTGGCCCAAATCCGGTATATCCGCGTTCCATGCTGTCCGTGGTGTAAATTAGACTTGCTTCCGTTTCTCTGAGAGTTTTCTTTGCGAAAGCATCCACAGCTTTGAGTGTTCCCGGAAGATAGATTCGCTTGTGATACCGTCACATAATTGCCACAGTCACAAACACAAACCCATCGTGTGTGATGAGTCTTATCATTTTCTGCACGCTCCTTAACAACGAGCCTTCCGAACCGCTGACCAGTTAAATCAACAAACTTTCCCATCAACGGGCACCACCTTTCCGTGCGGCCTTCTCCATGCGGCGGCCTTTGGCAATGCCCAGCAGGAACATATCGATGCCGAATGCATAGGCATCGGAAGGATGCTGCTCATAGACAGCATTGATTTCACGCGCAAACAGACGATTGTTATTGTTTTGCTCACGCTCTTTTTCGATCATGTGGAGTGCGGATTCTGCTTTTGTCATGATAAAAACCTCTTTTTTTCTCTTGTAAGAGGTATTACCGAATGGTATAATAGATTTACCAGATGGTAATTCCTCTGGTGTCTTATAACGCTTTGCCCAAGATTTCCAGTCGCCGGGCAAGGCGTTATTCTTTTTTCAGACCTTCGTACACAAGCTTTATACCTTGACGAATCACGTCCGCTTTAGTCATTCCGGTTTCTTTGCAACAGATTTCTAGCATCTGAACATCAACGTCGGACATACGAATTCGTGTTTCATGTGTTTTAGGCTCGGTTGTTGGTCGTCCAGTTCTAGGCGACATCATATCACCTCACTTTTGTGTCACCGTAAATATTATAACTTTTGGTTACACAAAAGTCAAGAGCTTTTAAAAATTGGCAAAAGAAAACCACCGTCCGGGTGGATGGTGGTTAATCCTTATTGGCAAGAGCTTTGAGGTATTCCCCATACAGACGCTTTTGCTCTGCACGCTCGGCATCAATTTCGGGAGTAGAAATAACCCCTCTGCCGGGGACTGTATGTGTACGCCGATATTCAGCAATGAGCGCATTTTCACGCCGGACGCTTTCCTTTGTGAGCTGGTCAATCTGTTCCAGAGTATAAATCATGTTCGCTTCTCCCTGTGATAACACTTCAAGCCAAGTCTGCGGCATGTTTCGTCAATAATGACATGCTGGATATTTTCTTCATAATCATCGAAGCCATACCCTCTGCTTTCCATTACGGCATTTCGCTCCTCACGAACTTCCTCACACACGGCTTCCCACTGCTCAAACGTGATATTTTCAGGTACAACAAAACGATAGCGGTATTTGTAGTCAACCGCTTCCATGACAGCAGTACCGTCAGCGAATGCGCCGGGGATATCTGCGTCTGTGCTAAAAGAATATTGCGTGGTTTTCGGTGGATGGGTGTGAATGTTGTAACTACCTTCCAGTTTACCACCCAGATACGAACAGTCAACCCCTCTGGGATTGTTGTCGGTCATATAATGTACTTCGCCATCTTTTGTAATGACCATCATATGCTCAACGTCAGATTTTGCATAGCCAGAACAGAACGAATTTTTAAGCGCGTCAACCTGTTTTGTGTTGGTCGTATCGACCTTTCCCAAAACTTTACGCACGGTTTTCCCATTCTGCCCAGATGCGCCGCCGCTACCCCGTGTGCTTTGAACCTTATGCGGCTCCACCTTCCGTGCCTGTGCGCTTGCCCTGCTGGCTTCGCTCCTGCCGAACTTCGGCACGCTGACACGGGCGCTGTCCACACGGCCACCGGTGGCCTGTGCAAACTCTGCAAGGCTCTGGCGGGCGGCTCTCAGGCGCACAGCACTGTCAGTGGTGTCCAGCCCGGCAGCATCCTCGGCCAGATACCGCTTTTTCCAGCGGCGGACGTTCCGCTCCCGGGCACGCTGCATCTGGGATATCTCGTAGGCGGTGTACTTTTTGCCGTTGTACTCGATATTCCGGGCGTTCAGCTCCTGCAGCTGTTCCTGCGTCCATTGGGGCGGGTCGCCCAGCTCCGGGAAGCAGGCAAAGAACTGGTGTCGGCAGTTCCAGCCGCAAAGGCCTGCGCCGGTGCCGTAGCCGGTTGCGGCTTCAAAGTCCGGGTAGTGCTTGCCCTTGTAATCGACCGCACCACCGCGATGGAAGCGCCGTCCCTGCCATTCTGCATGAGAAGGACGGGCACCGCCGTGGGCGGTCGTCTCCACAAATTCGCAGCCCATTTCGTCCATGCGGGCCACCTGCAGCTTGCCAGTCGTCTGGTTCACGCCAGTCAGGATGGCACGCCGTGCGGCCACCTCGATGCTGTCGGTGTGGCCGCTGGGATAGGTGACCATGGGCATGTCGTCTGCAAGGCTGTCCACGGCCTGTTTGACGGCGGTTTTGTAGTCGAAGGCACCGGTGCCCACTTTGAGCCATGCAGCGTCCAGTGTGCGCTCAAAGGCCCCTGTGACGGTGTTTGCCGTGGTGGCGGTGAGGTTCTGCCATGTGCCGCAGGTCTGCCGCGCGCCGGCATCCAGCAGGTTGTTCAGGGCGGCGCTCTCTTCAAAGGGCGTCGGCTCCATGTCGTAGTGGTAGTAGATGGCGTCCTCCCGCTCCATGGCTTCGGTGGCGGCCTGCAAAAGCAGCTTGCGGATGGCCGTTTCGCTTTTGCCGCTGTAGCGGGCCAGCAGCTTCACAACATCATTGCGCACCGCTTCGGTCTGCTGGTAGCGCCACAGCTGCCAGTTAGCGGTGGGGGTCACGGCGTCCATCTTGCCGATGCGCCGGGCAACGTCCTGTAAGATCGCGTCCTCGACCTGCTGCCAGAGCTGCACAAAGGCGTCCGGCATCTGGTCGAGATAGCTCGGCGGCAGCATCAGGCACCCCCGAAGGTGAGGGCTTCAGGGCTGCGGTTCTCAGCATCCGCTTCGGCGGCAATGGCCTTGGCATCGTCCTCGCTGTAGCCCTCAAACTCCACCAGATACCGCCAGAAGGGGAACTTGCCTGCGGTAACGTAGCCCCAGTACATCTGCTTGCGCTCCTTGGGGTCAGAGATGATGCTGTCGTCAAAGTCAAAGGTCACGTTGCAGTCGCCCGGCGGGGAAACGGCTGCGCCGCTGTTCCACTGGGCATCCAGCAGCTTGCTGATGGAGTATACCAGATCGGTCAGCGCATTGCCCAGCGCCCGCTGCAGATCCTTGACGGTAGTGTAGCTGCGCTGCTTGCTGCTCCTGATCTCCTCGGCAGTCTTGTCCACGTTCTGCGGGTCGGACAGGGTGCCGTAGGCAAGGCCGCACTGGAACTCCACCCGCTTGAGCATGGTATCCATCCCCCGACGATAACTTTCATCGCGCAGGGCAGGGGCAAACACCTCGTAAAGGTTCCGGCCATTGGCCCCGGAGCTGCCGTTCAACCAGTTGCGGTAAAGGCGCTGCTCACGCTGCGGCATAACTCTCTCGCCGTTGATGTCGGGCCGCAGGGCGGTCTGGTCAACGTCAAGGGCCAGCTGCCCGCCGTCATACTCCCACAACAGCCGCCCATACTGTTCATCGGCATCATGGATGGTGTCAACAGCAGCGGCATAGACGCTCACGCCCAGCGGGGAGTGCCGATCAGTGGAATTGCCGCTGGACACTCTGAAATAGCCCCAAAGCGGACGGTCTACACCGGAAAACTCAGTGTGCGGGGAGATCGCGGACCATTCCGGCACATCGGTCAGCGGGACTTCAATGCCGAGGTCTGCACTGGTCATGGAACGGAACGCCTTGACCGTGATGCTGTGCGTGCTGCCGGAAAACTCGTGATCTTCCAGACGGGTATAAATGCGGTTGCCGCGCACCAGATGGTCATAAAAAATAGCCCCGGTCATGCGGCCAGAGCTATCAAAGCGGGTAGGGCAGAAGCAGTCACCCTGCACAGCATCGATCTGGATGCAGCCCTGTGCATCGAGGAAAGGCCGGAACAGGATGCCGCCCAGCGCACAGCCGTATTCCACCGGGGTGCGCAGATCTGCAATGAAAGGCTGCAGCATGGTGCTGATGCTGTCGGCGCGGGCACTGCCGGAAACAATGCATTCCATTTCCAGCGTGGTCAGACGGGCCAGCTCCGATGCAACACTCTGGGCCAGCTTCAGGCTGTGCAGGGCGTTCTTGCCGCCGTGGCACCACGGTCCGCCGGTATCGTACATCTGCGCCCACAGGATGATCGCATTCTCCATGCTGTAGGACACGCTGGCGCTGACAGTGGTATTTTCACCGAACAGCAGCCGTGCTTTCTCCCGCAGCCAGAAAAGCAGTCTGTCAAACATTACTTTCGTCTCCAATCTGCCCAGCGGATCAGCGGGGCCAGTATCGTATAGCAGAAATAGCGGATGTCGTCCATGGCGTGGTCGTTCTCCTTCACAACGCGGTCCTCTTTGGCTTTATCGTCCCACGAGTACAGGCCGAACTCCCGGCGGGATGCCGTGCAGCTCTCGTGGATGGTCACAAGCCCGGCCTGCATCAGGGATGCCACGCAGCGGATGCCGTTCAGCACGTCGTTGTCTGCAGGGATCACCAGATACTTGCCGTGCCGCCGGATGGTCTCGATGAAGGAAGCGGCGGACGGGTCAACCACCACCGCCTGAATGTAATAGCCCTTGGTCAGGCGTTCCAGCTCGGCATAGTGCTCTTCGTCCGTGCGCTGCACACGCTCGGCACGGCTGTCAAAATAGCTTTCCTTGATGCGCAGGGCCTTGCCATCATGAATGACCCACAGGCCCATGCTGCAGGGATTGTGCGTGCCGTAGTCGATGGACACGTAAAACTGCCCGTCGATGTGGGAAGCATCACCGTGAAAGAGGTAGGTGTCCTGCCCGGCGGAGAAGAAAGGGTATACAAGACCCTCGGCAGCTTTCCTTTTACCGAGGATATCACGGGCATACCAGATACTCTTGCGGTCATAGGTGGCCAGCACGGCCCGCAGACGGTCGTCTGAAATGCTCATGTTGTCCGCGATGGTGAAGTGGCCGTAGTTCAGGCCATAGTCGGGGTTCTCACGCTGCTTCGCTTCGTGGAAGTCCAGAATGGTCTTGTAGTACCAGTGACCCTCAGCCTTGGGGTTCAGGTCGTGAAACACTTTTCTGTCCGGGCTGGACAGGGTACGGTCGAACACTTCCTGAATGAATGCTTCGCTGCACTCGTTCACCTCGGTGATGTATGCGGTACCGTAGGTGTTGCCCTTGATGAGCTTTTCATCACCGGCTTTGCCACCGCCGGATACCAGCACCACCTTTTCGCCGGTGGCCGTCTGAATGTACAGGCAGTCGCGGTTCTGGTAGGTGCCCTCACGGCATCGGCCCTCAAAATAGTTTTTCAGGCCAAAACCGTCACAGTCCAGAATGTTCAGCCGGGCCGTCGCAGTGGATACGCCCGCAATGAGGTGTATTCTGCTGGGATGCTTTTCCAGAATGGTGCAGTAGGCCATAGTAATAAGCACGTTCTTGCCGCCGCGTTTGCCGCCCTCAGCCACATTGAACCAGTGGTCGAAGCAGTTCCAGAAGAAACGCATCTGGTTTTGTGAAAAAGGTGCAGGTATGTTCATGTCTCAAAGTCCTTGATGTCACGGTCTGGCACAGGGTGCTGCAGCAGATCAGCAAGGGTCTGCATGTCGTTATTTTGAGCAGCGGCATTTCCTTTTTCGGATGCGTCTTTGTACATGCCCAGATGCTTGCCCAACAGGTCAAGTGCTCGGAGCTTATCTGCAAGTTTGACCTCGTGTTCCAAACCGTCCTCGCCAAAGCTCTTGACCTTGATGGACTGGATTGCGGCCAGATCATCCCGGGAGGCATCCAGTTTGACAGAAGCAGTCTCCGGGTCGATCAGGTCGCTGGCGTTGGCAAATGCAATCTTGGCAAGCTCTCGAACGACACGATCAGCAGATACACCGGTCCGGCGGCTCTGCTCAGCCTGCAGCTGGGCAATGCGATTTTGAATGCTAACATTTGCTAACAGCCGGGGTGCCTGTTCTCTTGCGGTTTTGGGGCTGTATCCGGCGCGGATGGCCGCTTGAGTGGCGTTCAGGTCGATCATATATTCTTCACAGAAACGATCCTGCTTGTCGGTCATCCTCACCACCTCTCTTGCCGTAAAATCAAAAAGCCGCCCGGATGGACGGCGTGGAATATCAAAAAAGCCAGCACGTTTCCATGCTGGCGGTTGACGCACATCCTGCCGGGAAACTTCACAAACCGGCTTGCGGATTCTGTGACCTCCGTTGTGTGCAGAGTCTGCTCGGGCTGGTAAGGAGGTCAACCACCGCTCTGCACACAGCCACGAGCGGGCATGTCGGCCCATGCGTCAGGCGAATGCTGTGACGGGGCACGGCATTGTGGAGCCGCCCTTGGAATCGAACCAGCCGTGTCTACACACACGCGCCGCGCACCAAATTGCGCTCAGGCGGCATAATAGAAGCAGTCCGCGCACCGTGCTGTCGAGCAGCGGGGGCACGGTGCGGAGACTGCGTGTATCGGTTAGCCTTCCGGCTTTGCCGATGGTATCACGATAACACAGATGCCGATAACAAGTAAATGCTAGAGCGTGTAAAAACAATGCTCTCTGACATTGTGTAAAATGTACAGGTTCAACTAAGATTCAGTTCATTCGTGAGTTCTGCCAGTTGCGCCAGACCTTCAGAAATGGCCCTTGAAACCTGAGACGGATTGGAATAACCGACTTCAGGCGCGATCTCGGCATGCCGCTTGCCTTCCACAAAGGATAGGATCAGACATCGGCTGCGTTTGATCGATACCGGATCAGCATGAAGCAGGTAGGCAACATCAATGGCATCTTTCTGCATCTCAGCATACTGGCATTTCAGTTCGGCCAGTTTTGCTTCCGCGTCCATGGCTGCATCGCTGTTGGTGCCAACTTTGTCACTGGTGCCGGAGTGGCCCGGCGCACCGGAGTTGCTGGAGGTAGTCGTGGTGGCAGCGCTGCGCAGGCTTTCGATGTGTTCCTGCTGCTGCCGGATCAGCGCCCGCATCCGGGGCAGGCGTTCAAACCATGACCTGATTTCCTGCACACCACTGATCTCTCCCGGCTTTAGGACATCACTCTCGGGTGTCCATGTTCTGATATCTGCCATTCCCAGCATGATCTCCTTCCAATTTTTTCAGCAGCCCATCCACGTCATACCGCCAGTGAACCCGCAGCAGGTGCTGCTCCACCTCAATGCCGTTGAGGGCGGCCCACTGCCACGGGATACTTTTGCGGGTCTGGGTCTGCATGTACTCCAGCACAGCGCTGGCGGGCACGGCAAAGGTGCGGTTCACCTTGCCGCGGTAGTTTATCACCACATGGGCCGTCTGGCCCTTGTAGGAAGCCGCAGCAGCCATGTCGGTGATATGTTTGAGCTTATGATATTTCTGTTTGTCCCGGTCAAAGCTGCCAAAGATCTTCGTCAGCGGGATGCTGGGTGTTTCGATGGTCTTGAGTTCAAAATAGTGGTGCATGGGGTAACGGTAGACATCGAAGTCACAGATGTTGTCCACAGAGAAGCTCAAGTTTTCGTTGCCGCCGTAGTAGGTAACGGCGCTGTCCTTCAGCCGATAGCACCAGGCATCCGGCGGCATGGACTTCTTCCAGTCCGCTTCAAACTGTTTTCCGGTATTCAAACGGTTCTCCTTTCTGCGCAACTGACAGAGGGCGGCACCCGCCGTCGGGTCCGGGTAGTATTCAGGGTTCCGATACATCGGGCGCATCCTCCTTTACTGCTTCTTTTTTTATCAGCGGCCTGCGCCGCGTGGCATTCTTCAGCCAGTCATTCCCGCTGGGTTCGGTTCGGTCTACACGTTTATTCCGTCCGGCCCCGATCGGATTCGTCAGGCGGTATTCCTCGGCGGACCTGCACCCTTGCGATTCAGCTTCTGCCAGCGCCTTGCGGACATAGGCCCAGCTGTGCCCGCCCAGATCAGAACACTTCAGGATCACGGCAGATACCAGTTCTGAACCAAGCCGTTCCGCGTAGGCCATCAGCTCAGCTTTACTGGTGGCACTCAGCTTGCAGATACAGGATTCAAATTCATCCACTGCAGGATGGGTCGTCGTCCTCGTCCCGGCAGTCTCGCGCGCACGCGCAGACGACGATTGTTTTAATGGTTTCTTTGTTATATTTGTTAAGTTGTTGTCGGCAGCCTGTCGGTTGCCTGTCGCCTGACTGTCACTTTGCCTGTCAGCACCAACGAGCAAATTATAATTATTGATTGAAACAACGCTGTATTTTGGCCCGGTTCTGACTGTCACATAGCCTGTCGCCTGCAAGTGCTCCAAAGCAGTCCGAACATTCCGAATTGACAAATTCAGCTGTTTTGCCAGCTGAGATTGGCTTGTAACCAGTTCTCCGGGGTGGATGGTGATGCCCTGCCACTGCTTTTCCTGCCAGTTGGCCGTGAGCAGCAGATGAAAGAACAGGCGGGCGGTGTTGGGTTCGGTATACCATTCCCAGTCGATCAGACCGCGGGGAAATGCTACGAAGCCGCGTGTTGTGTCGATGCCCACAGCCCGACCTCCTTTCGTGTGAAATGCCCGTATAGCCGGATAGCACAGCTTGCGAGGTCAGAACGGCAGGTCGTCGGCATCATCGTTGATGAGGTCATACTCGGCAGAGGGGGCTGCTTCGGGTGCAGCAGTGCTGCGCGGTGCGTAATCCGCAAGAGCTTCACCGGGGTACATCTGCGCACCCTGAAGGTCTGCCGGGTTTGCTGCCGGTTCTGCAGGTTCCGGCGGAGGGCCGGGCTGTGCCATCAGGTCGATCATCTGCTGCAGCCAGCGGAATGTCACCAGCCCGCCGGGCTGAACATCATCCGCGTCCACATCGTAGTAGATCTTGCCGTTATATTCCCGCTCTTTCAGCTTTTGAGCAAAAACCGTGACCTGATCGCCTTTCTGCAGCATGCCATCCCACTGGTCAATGCCGTGCCAGAGGTTCACGCCCACAAAGAAGCTCTGCCATTTTCCGGTCTCGTCCTGTGTGCGGCTGGCTTTCAGGCCAAACTTCAGCACCCGCTTCTGCCCGGCATCCCGGAGCACCGGGTCTTTGGCGATCTCGCCGTGCAGCATGATGCCGTTCTTGGTCTGGACGATCATGCATCATCACCGCCAAACGGATCATCGGCGTTTTCCTCTGCAGAGGGTGCATTCGGGGCAGGGATCAGGGTGCCTGCCGTCTTGCGGTGACGGTGGGAGCCTGCGTAAGGATCCAGCACCGGCAGATCTTCAGGCGGCACCTCGCGGGCGGTGCTTTCAGCGTCCACACGCACCTCGCTCTCATCGTACAGAGCGCCAAAGGTAGACGGGAACGCTTCACGAAGGGCGTGCACCAGCGCTACCTTGCGGATCATGGTGGCCTTTTTGCCGTTCCAGAGGGATTTGCCGGTGTCATACTCGCTGAGCTTGACTTCCTCATAGCTGGCGCGGGTGCGGTCCTTGCGGTAGACCTTTGCCCAGCCGCCGAGAAGGGTCTCGCCGCCGTCTCCATCATAGACGATAGATCCCTCACGGTTCAGCAGCTGGCCATCTGCGGTCAGGACGATCACGCCAGCTTCAAAGCCGTCAAAGTTGGGGTTGCGCTCGGCCATCTGCATGTAGCAGTTCTTGCCCAGCACGATGGTGCTGGCGGTGTCATCGTTCTTGTTGTCGTAGTGGATCAGGTAAGCCTCTTTGGTAAAGGGGTTCAGCTTGTACTGCTTGCAGGTCTCCAGAAAGATCTTGCACTCGGTGTCGGTGGCTTTGTCGCAAATAAAACGCCGTACTTCGTCAAAACTGACGACGAGGTGCTGGCCATCGGCAGCAGTGATCTCCACCGGAACGGACGGGGATGCGGCCTGCATAGCAGTGCTGCCTGCACGGTTGGCGTTCTGGACGGAACGGTTTGCCAGAGCCTGTGCATTGGAAACGGACGAAGTAGGCGCGGGTGCGCCGGAACGAGTAAGTGCCATAAGTAAATACCTCCAAAATTATTTGATAGAACCATAGCGGAAACCGCGCTCTGCGGCTCCCTGCTTGAACCATGCGATATCCTCGCGGGTGAACTCTACCCAGAAACGATACTGCTTGCGGGCAGGAGCTTCCGGCTGGGCAGGTACTGCAAAGCGCTGCAGCACTTCACAGTCCAGCCGTCCGGAAGCGGTGATAAAGGCGTTGCGTTGGGCGCTCTGTTCAGCTTCCGCCTTGAGCTGACGCTCTTCCTCGGTGGGAGGGATGATCACCGGTGCGGCTGCGCGGGCACGTTCTGCAGCCTGCCTTTCTGCTTCTGCGCGGCGCAGCTTTTCCCGGTTGTCCTGCAGGCGCAGGTGTTCGGTAAGCGCGGCGTTCAGATCCAGAACACGAAGATATCCCAGCTTGCAGGCTTCAGCATCTTCGCCGCAGGTGTCCTGAATGATTTTCAACTCTTTCCGCCGTGTTTCAACATCCCGGCGCAGCTCTCGGCTGGCCTTTGCCAGATCATAGGTCTTGTTCAGCCACTGCGGCACCAGCAGGCGGTCAAAGGGGATAAGCTCCCGCAGTTCTCCGATGCAGTCGGCATAGACAGCCCGCAGCGCATCCTGCTTATCCTGCCTCTCGGCTTCCTCCACAGCCTTGACCTGCTGGTCAATGGCACCGGAGACAGCCTTGCACTGACCCTGCATCTGCTTGGCACTCTGCAAGAACTCTTCCAACGGCTTCATGTAAAAAGCCTTGGCGCTGCGGGCGGCATCGCTGAGCTGCTTGTCCAGCTTGTTCACGGCGGCGCGGTCAGCCTTGGCATCCTTGATGGTGTCCGGGGTGTAGACGCGGCCGGTGTAGGCGGCCAGCATCTCGGTCAGATTCTGCTGCACCTCGGTCTCGTTCCACCGGATCGCGGGGAGTTCCGGGTGCTCCACCCGGACGGTCAATTCATTCGTCATTTTCGGGATCCTCCTGTTCTGCTTCCTGTTCGCGTGGCAAAAAGTAATAGTTGTCGGGCGGCTCAAGCGGCGGGCCGTAGCCGTCCAGCGCAAGATCATACATCGAGTTCATCAGCTGCACCTCCGTCATAATCTGCGGGCTGACGGCAGAGCAGGGAAGCTTCTTCCATGATGCTGTTCAGTGCGCCGCACAGGGTCTGGAAGGTGCTCTCCAGATCTTCACCGGTCAGGCGGGAATAGCTGCCTTTGCAGGTGTCCCATGCCGAACGGAACAGGCTGGCGCAGTAGTTGGCGGTCTCAAAATCGGCCTGTGTATTGTCATTGGCGCGGGCTTGGAGTGTGGCCAGCTGTTTGCGCAGGGCAGTGTTATCCTTGGCAAGTTCAGAATTCCGGGCATCTGCAAGGCCCCAGGCCTTTTCTGCTGCCAGACGGTCCAGTTCTTCCTCATCCCACTGGTGAGCCAGAGCTTTGGCCCGCCGGTCTACCTCTTCCTCATCCACCACAGCGGCGATGGGCTGCTTTTTCAGGGCCGCATTTTCTTCCTGCAGCTTGTCGGCCCGGAGCTTTGCCGCTTCGGCCACCTGCCGGGAGCCGGAAAGCTGGCCCTCGGCATTTTTGGCCCGGGCCTCGGCCTTGTCGGCACGGTCTTTTTCCTGTGAGACCTTCAGACCCAGCCGGTTGCAATCCTTGGCGGTGCTCAGTTGGTCAGCACGGGCCTTGTCCCGTTCGGTTTCGGCCTTTTGGGCACGTTCGGCCAGCCCGTTGATGTCGGCGTTGGCGGCTTCCAGATGGGCTTCGGCAGCGTCGGCACGGTCTTTTTCGGCTTTGAGTTGTGCCAGCAGCTCCTGCACCCGCTGGCTGTCTCCGGCGGCTGCGGTGAGCTGTTCCGCGCAGCCGGAGCGGGCGATCAGGTTCAGGTCCTTGCGGGAGATGGACGGCAGTAATTTTAAATCCGCAACTGTTGCGGATTTAAAAGCATCTCCGTTCTGGGTCATTGTCCGGGCGCTGCCCTCGCTCATGCCCTTGCTCTCATACCACTTTGTCCATGTACCGCCGCCATAGCGGCCAGCCTTGGCCGTCAGGGCGTGCATTTTGGCAACGTAGATGCAGGAAATGAGGTATTCATCCTGTGCGGTGCCGTAGTGCAGATCGAACTGCTGGTCGGTCTCCACGGCCTGTTCGGACAAATCCCCCAGGGCCGAGAAGTCGAAACTGGAGTCGGCGGGGATATTGCCGAACGGTTCGGCAATATCCTCAGAGTGAGTGGGAGTCAAATGCTTTTCGCCCTCGGTTTGGTAGCTGTTGCACTCCTGCACGGGGTGACCACAGCTGCGGCAGTTTCCGAAGCACTCTTCTTTACACCCGCCACAGGTGCAGGTAGAGCAGATACAGGAAGCGGGAACATCCGAGGAAGATTCCTCCTCTACCGGTTCGATGGGGGCGTTCTTGCAGGGCTTGGCATTTTCTAACGCGTCCAGCATTGCGCAGTCGATTTCGTACTCATCCAACGGGGCGAATTCCGCGCCGTTAGACAGGAATTCCTGCGGGGTCAGCTTCTTGTCTGCTGCCTTGGCCCGCTCGAATTTCTGCGTCATGAGGTGGCTTTCTTTCCAAATGCTGCCGTCCCAGCGCCAGAAACGGCCGCGGTAACAGGCATAAACCGTTTCGTTGGAAAGCTTGCAGCTGATGGTGTAGTCCGTCATACCCGCACCTCCGTGTCCTTGAGGCGGTCCAGCATCTCGGCCTGCACATCCTTGTTCATGGGCTGGATGTTGTTGCCCTTCCAGCCATAGCAGAGGATAGGGCCGTAGATATGCTGGCCGCGATAGATACGGTTCAGGTCTCTGCCCATGATGCCGTACACCAGCACTGCGGGGGTGCGTGGCAGGACTTTCTGCTCACAGGGGCACCGCAGCAGTGCTTCGATGCCCTGCAGCGTGTCCGGCAGGGTGGTGACTACCGGTTCTTTGCCCGGTTCGATCAAAATTCCTTTCAT